TTTGGTATTAGTATGTGCTATCATACCCATTTGAGGCTTAGCCCTATTTGCAACCTTTGCTCCATATGATACTACTTTCTCGTAGCCCATATCAAATGCTAGCCTATCTACCACTTGAGCGCCGCAATTATTTCTCTCTACTAAAGCTAGAGGTGAACCCCAGTTTTTAAGAATAGTGTATACTTTGTTAGCGAACTCCAGCGGTGGTATATGTCTATTATGATAGGTTGCTACTTGTCTTATATCCTTTAAATCTGTTATATCTAAAATCTGCATAACAGATGCATCTACTCCAACACCTTCAGAAATATCAACACCTGCAACATACACTCTAGAAGAATCAGGCTCTTCCCATATTCTATAATTTCCTTCATCTAATAGTATTTTAGGTTCGACGCATTTCTGAGACATCTCTAAGAAAAGAGCTTCATCAATAGACGATTCACCTGAAGATAAGAACTGACATTCAAACTCTTGAAGCCACGCTTCTATAGATCCAATAGCTTGTCTGGTATTAGCTGCCCATTTTTCATCTCTACCTGGTATCTCATCCCACTTAATTTTCTCATAAGCCCAGCCATTTTCTCCCTTTTCAGCACCATCGTATAACTTATAAAATAAGTTATCTGTACCATTAGAAGTAGAACAAACAAACACTTTTGATTTTTTAGATGAAGTAATAATAGGAAAAACAGATTTCCAAAACTCTTCAACTAAATGTGGTTCGATGAAGGCCATCTCATCAATTACTAAGCAATTTACGGATTGACCACGAGCAGCTGTACCAGTTGTAGTGGTAATACCTATCCTACTACCATTATCTAAGGTCATTGAAGTCTTGCCATACTCCTTAACACCAGGCTTTAACCATACTGGAAGCTCTTCGAACGCTAGCCGTACTCTTTGGAAGATTTCAATAGCTGTTGCTTCTTTGTTAGCTACTAGAAGGATTCTTTGATCATCCATAAAGCAAGCCTGCCATAAAATATAAATGGTCATCATAGTAGACTTACCGATCTGTCTAGATGCTAAGAGAATAAAGAATCTATTATCTCTCATCTTACGAATAGCTCGCTTTTGACAAGGATGCATTTTTATTTTCTCTCTACCTCTATCAAGGTTGATAATAAAGAAGAAATTTTCTGCAAAATATAATATATTATCTTTAGCTTTTTGTATCTCTTTTATCATCCATGGCTCGTAAGCTATTACTGCACCAGCTGCTGGGAGATTAGGATTCCCTAAATAAAACTCTGTTTTATCGGACTTTTTAGGCATATTCTATAAATATATATATGTCAAAACAAAACGACTTCTCGAGTATTGGGCAAGTTTATGGAAGTATGTTAGATAACATGAAACATAAGCTAGTATCTGAAGGTAAAACAGGAACCGTAAAACCAGGTGAAATTGGTGAAGCTCCTCTAATTAAGGGCGGACCTCTTGAAACAGCAGGTTATATGCCTTCAAAGATAGATAGACAAAAAATGTCTGATAAAGAACTTAAAGACAATCTTTATAATATCAAAAATTTATCCCAGCCTGATAACTTAGAAGAAGACGAGGAGGGTGTGTTTACTAAGGTAGAGAAATCAGCTAAAAAAGCAGGCTTCGGTAAAAAAGCTGCTTCAAAAATCGCAGGTGCTGCAAAAGCAAAGAACGCCGGTACTTATAAAGGTAAAGAAAATGAAGAAACTATCAAAGAAAGTAGAAAAATTGCCAAGGCTAGCATAAATAATTTTATGAGAAAGAAATCAATCTTTGATAAATTGTACGAAAACGTAATGAATCCTTCAGGTGCTAGTAATCCTATGGGTTCTGATATGGGATCAGAAATGGATGATGCAAATGAGCTTGACGCTCTTGGTATCGAGAGTGAAGGTGAAGGCATGGAAGAAACTGGTGAAGATGTTACTTTCACACTTGATCGTGAAACTGCACAAAAGCTTATCGATGTTCTTCAAGCTGCTATTGGCGGTGAAGAAGAAGGTGGCTTTGGTGACGAAGACGGCGACATGGAAGAAAGCGACATGGAAGAAGGCGATACTGAAGAAGCAGAAGAAGGCTTCTGGGACGAGGACGAAGAAGACCTCGGTGCAAATAATCTTTCAAAGGAAATTAACTACGGTAAGAACAACAAAGTTGGCAATCTCAAAACACAATCAGGCGGTGCTTCATCAGCTTATACAGATAAAGTAGGTTTAGATGGTGATTACGGGCACGCTCTTGTAAATGCTAAGCAACCTAATATGGGTAAGAACAACAAAGTTAGTTCGCTTAAGACAGGTAAATCAGCATTCGAACAATAATTAAAACCTAACTATAATAAGCCCGGTAGTTTAATGACTACCGGGCTTTTTTGTATAAATAATAGTATGATAACTTTTAGAGAATACCTGATTGAGTATGCTTCCAAGCAAAACAGTCAGTTCTTTGGTATAGCTAAACTAAGATCAGGTATTAACGGTAAGTTACTAGACGATCCACATAACAGAAAGCATAAAAACCCTTTCAAGAAAGAATACTCTCACAAACATCCAGTTATTGATAGTATATGTAATGGAAAATCTAACAATGTTCAGATAGCGGGTCAGCCATTACTATCTATTTTAACACTTTATAGTACGCAGTTTGAGCCTGGTGTTAAAGCACTAGGAAATTCTGATGTTGAAGTAGAAATGTATGAAGATGAAGAAGGTATACAAAGAGGGATTTTAAGAAATAGAAAGAAGAGCAATGGCCTGTAGTTCAAATAGATCTCAATGTAATGCTGAGGGTATATTTGCTGCTGTTGCAAATCCTGCTTGTGGTCAGTTTTTCAACCCCGGTAACTTCCAAGCAGAGCAGCTCATATATGATACAAGCTTTGGTGACTTAATTAATAATTTTGGTATCCCTGTAGATTATTATATTAATACGTTTAACCTTTCAGCAGCTGATACTCTATATGGCGAGCAACCAACCGCTGTATTTTACGGTCCTATAACAGTAATGATGTATGTAGAGCTTACCGAGAATGCTATTAATTTATCTAAATTTGGCTTTGCCTCTGATGATGAGCTAACCGGGTATGTACATATTCGCTCGTTTGAAAATTTAATAAAGGGTAGAGATTTTTATATTAAGACCGCAAACAATGAGTTTATAAAATACGAAGATTATATAACAACTGTTCAGACAGAATCTCAAGACGATATTCTCACACAGTTATTTGTTCAAATCGTTACAGAAAACGCTATCACGGATGAATTCTACCTTATAGGGGGAGATTACGCAGCGGAAAATAGATACACTAACAATGGTCAGTCTGTTGAGCCAAAATCAGGCGATTTAATTCAGATATCACCTCTAGGTTGTGATAGACCTAATGGTCGCGGTGCTAAAATATTTGAAGTTACAGAGAGAACAGATCAAGATATTGCTACGATTAATCCGCTGCTTGGACACTATGTATATAGGCTTAGAGCTAAGAGATACGAGCATTCTTTCGAACCAGGTGCACCAAAAGAGCTACAAAATCAACAAGTATTCGAAAATTCAGCTTCAGGAAAGCTTTTATCCGATATTGCTGGCGAGACGCCGTCTGAGAGTAAGTCTTACCCTGGTGATATTGATACAGACTCTAAGACGAGAGTGTTAGATATGTCTGTCAACAATACTGATATATACGGTAGTTATTATTAGTTAGAAACCGAGTATTCACCCAAATACTCGGCGCAACTACAGTGCTGCGCAAAGACCACTTATTTGTGAATCTAGTCTAGCTACTGTTTCAGATATCACATTAACTGTATTTAAAAGAGCGTTAAAGTTGCTATTAACAACATATATACTAGAAAGACTATTAATTTGAGTACGTCTCGTTACCTCTGTATTATCAACTATAAGATACTCGGTTCCATCTATAGAAGGAGATATTGTGAGCTGCGTTATTTTGGTTTCTGCCATATCTTTATTTATATTAGAGTAATAGCCTCTAACATTACCTCATCAAAAGTATATGGTGAGGAGGTCCAATTAGTAGTTTTACCAGGTTCGGTAATGTATGACTGTGTTATGCCGTCAAGCCATGTTCGTGTTTCTTCTAGCTTAGGTGATTGTTTATTAGCTTGATTAACCTTACTTTCAATATCTATTAAGGCAATTAATTTAATTGCCGTAAATCCTTGATATGTAAGCCACTCATCTACGGTATAAGAAGGTGTGTTAATATTTTCTGTATTACCTGGTATAGGAAAAAACTCATTTATGTTAGTTAACTGCAGCCTTATTGCCTCATCGCGACACTCATCCCAAGTACCTGTATATATAGTATATATAGTACCAGAAGTGCCTGTATTCTCAATTAATGTTATAATTTTAGTTTCGGAATGTATCAGTTTGTATGTCATATTATTAATTTGTAGTTACTGTTGCGCCTCTAGCAGTAAGAGCATCTCTAGCTGTAATACCATCACCTGTAGGAGCTGCATTAGTACCCCCGTTAATAGTTAGCACCCTACCCGTTCCCCATGTTGTTGTATTATTAGTACCATCTAGTGTAGATAGGAGTAACATAAGGCTATTAACACTAGTTACATCTAATCTAAGATTCGTTAGTATAATGTTACCATTAACCACCTTAAGAGTATCAGGAGTGCCTAGTACTAGAGATGATAAATTAGGAGCAGTAGAAGATAAGAATTGAATATTACTACCATAACTAGACATCGAAGGAAAACTAAGTGCTCTGAGAGCTGAGAGACCTATACCACTAACTGTAGTACCGATAGTATCTAGTGAAGGGAAACTCATTGCAGATAAGCTTGATAATCTTGTAGGAGTAAAACTAGTACCTATAGATCTTAAAACAGGGAAGTCTATATCTGTTAAACTGCGTAAATCTGTAGGAGTAAACGCACTTCCAACTCTTGTTAATGAAGAAAAACTCATACTGCTTAAAGCTGCCATAGAACTAGGACTAAAGTCACTACCCACAGTTGCTAGAGCAGGAAAGCTCATACTGTTTAAAGCGTTCATATTAGTAGGATTAAAGCTAGTACCTACAGTTGCTAGAGCAGGAAAGCTCATACTGTTTAAAGCGTTCATACTACCTGGACTAAAGCCAGTACCTACAGTTGCTAGAGCAGGAAAGCTCATACTGTTTAAAGCTGGCATACCACCTGGAATAAAGCTACTACCTACAGTTGCTAGAGCAGGAAAGGTCATACTGCTTAAAGCGTTCATATTATTAGGATTAAAGATACTACCTACAGTTGCTAGAGCAGGAAAGCTTATACTGTTTAAAGCTGTCATAAAAATAGGATTAAAGCTAGTACCTACAGTTGCTAGAGCAGGAAAGGTCATACTGCTTAAAGCTGGCAAAGAAGTAGGATTAAAGCTAGTACCTACAGTTGCTAGAGCAGGAAAGGTCATACTGCTTAAAGCTGGCAAAGAAGTAGGATTAAAGTTAGCACCTACAGTTGCTAGAGCAGGAAAGCTTATACTGTTTAAAGCGTTCATAGTAGTAGGATTAAAGTTAGCACCTACAGTTGCTAGAGCAGGAAAGGTCATACTGCTTAAAGCGTTCATAGTAGTAGGATTAAAGTTAGCACCTACAGTTGCTAGAGCAGGAAAGCTTATACTGTTTAAAGCGTTCATAGTAGTAGGATTAAAGTTAGCACCTACAGTTGCTAGAGCAGGAAAGCTTATACTGTTTAAAGCTGTCATAATATTAGGACTAAAGCTAGTACCTACAGTTGCTAGAGCAGGAAAGCTCATACTGCTTAAAGCTCCCATAGTAGTAGGACTAAAGCTAGTACCTACAGTTGCTAGAGCAGGAAAGCTCATACTGCTTAAAGCTCCCATAGTAGTAGGACTAAAGATAGTACCTACAGTTGCTAGAGCAGGAAAGCTCATACCCCTTAAAGCTGGCATACTACCTGGATTAAAGATAGTACCTACAGTTGCTAGAGCAGGAAAGGTCATACTGCTTAAAGCGTTCATAGTAGTAGGACTAAAGATAGCACCTACAGTTGCTAGAACAGGAAAGGTCATACTGCTTAAAGCGTTCATAGTAGTAGGACTAAAGCTACTACCTACAGTTGCTAGAGCAGGAAAGCTCATACTGTTTAAAGCGTTCATAGTAGTAGGATTAAAGTTAGCACCTACAGTTGCTAAAGCAGGAGCTTCAAGACCTGTAAGTCCAGCCATACTATTTGGACCAAAGTTACCTGCAACACCAAATAAGTCATTGAAGCGTATATAGGTAGTAAAATTACCAACAGTTGCATTAGAGCCTGTAAAGGAGAAAGAATCTATCCACTTTCCTGTATTTGTAACTAAAGGTTGACCATATACATACACATACCTGTTAGGTATTATTGTAAATACAGGTGGAGATGACCATGCGCCGCCTAGTGTAATATCTAGAGGTGTTTGTGATATAACTGCTTGATTACCGCTAGTAGCGCATACTGTTGTATACACGCTATTCCAATTAGCACTGTTACCAGCTTTATCGTAGATAATATCTGTTACGCTAAGTGAGTTATTAATTGTAGTAGTGGCGCCAGAGACGGTCAAATCTCCAGTAATTACCAAATCGTTGTATAGTGTTTGTTGACTCATATTTTTAAAATTAATAATTGTTTATGTCTGTATCTACTGTGAATGAACCAATCTTAAATGTAATGTTAGATGTTGCTGGCACTGATGCAAATGTACCATATGTTCCTACATTTATAGACACATTAGAGCTTAAACTGTTTGTCGTTGCCGCACGCATTATATTTGTTTGGCCTAATCTGATAATTTTGTTACTTGTTGAACCATCTGTAGAAGCAAATGTTATATTCGGTTGACCAGCCAAACTACCCCAAGTAATTCCTCGGAAAGCATGACTTTCAAATGTGGTATTTTCTGTCCAACTTAATGCAGCACCTACACCCACATGATTATAATTAACTATTCTAAAGTTAGTAGTAATTAAACTTAGATTCATACCAGCAGCTGCGTTATATGTTACCAATGTCCAAACGTCAGCATTTATCTGAGCACGAACAGCATTACCTGGAAAAGCTGCACCAGAACCATTAACAAATCTTCCACAATATACATATGGAATTCTTGATGTGACAACTCCAGTACCAGTGATATTAAACACAGTAGCAGCTACCGCTTGTATTAATCTTACTTCAACACCCAACACACCTGACGCACAATTAAAGAGTGTACCAGTAGAATTATTTGTTGGATTAACGATAGAACTACACTCAAAATTAACAACTGTTGTATTATTACCACTCATTGTTAATACACCTGTTGCACCCGCAGCTAATATGAAATCTGCATATCCTCTAATATTAATTGGAACAGAATTTTGACTATATGAAAACGCTGTAACACCTGATGCGATATTAACAGTTGTTCCATTTTCAAAATATAAATCACCCTCACTATTAAGGTTGATCTGAGAATTAATTTCATATGTTCCTGCTCTTACATAAACTAAATCATCGGTTACTGAATCAGTTTCTGCAGCTGAGAGTGTAGCGTATGGTTTAAATTGATCATATTTACTAAGACCAGTTCGTGTATCTGTACCTGTAGCAGCATCGACATATATCGTCTTACCTGTTGGGTTATTTACATAAGCTCTAGCAGAGAGTGTATCTAATATAGTAGCTGAGCTCAATAATACATTATTTGTAGATAGGTAGTTAGTAACTGTAGCTAAATTAGTACCACCTGCAGCCCAAGATGCACTAGTAGCACATACAGTCGAATAGACACTACTCCAATTAGCGCTATTAGAATTAGTTGTCGTGTAATTACTACTCCAATTAGCGCTATTAGAATTAGTTGTCGTGTAATTACTACTCCAATTAGCGCTATTAGAATTAGTTGTCGTGTAATTTGACTGCCAGGCCCCCGTAAGAGGTTTTAACTCTGAATCAGCGAGTAGTGCTCCTGATAGAAAATTTACAAAAGAACTAAGGTTACCAACTCTTGTCTCGCCGCTCTGTACGAGTGGTATTTGCTCTTGACCGCTATATGGCTGCGTACTTACAGGAAGTTCGGAGATCTTTATACCCATGCCTTTATTTATTGCAATTCTTGTTTTTTACTATACATTAATAGAATGATCGTCTTTAATGAAGAAAAGCATACATATACAAACTCTAAAACAGACGAGCAGTATATCTCTGTAACTACACTACTTGGTAAGTATAAGACTCCCTTTGACAAAGATAAACATTCTCTAAGAGTAGCTGAGAGAGAGGGTGTGTCTCAGGAAATGGTTTTAGAGATGTGGCAAAAGGAAAATAAAAAAGCTACTGATAGAGGTACTAAAATTCACAAGTTAATGGAGAACTATGTTAGCTTTGGTGAAAAAGCCGATGATTACGACTGGCTTTACAAATCATACGATAAAGTTATATCTTACTCTATTGATAAACATAAGAAAATATATAGTGAAAACTTACTACATAACGATATGTATGGTGTAGCTGGTACAGCTGACTTAATCTACGATCATGGAGATTATTTTACAATCGGAGATTTTAAAACTAACAAGAGATTTAACTTTTCGAGTGATTTCAACGATCACTTCAAAGACCCTATAAGTCATTTACCCTATTGCGAGTTTAATAATTACGCTCTTCAGATGTCTATGTATGCTTATATGTATGAAAAAATCTCAGGTAAAAGATGTAAAAAGATTGTAGCATTCTACTTAAAAGAAGATAAATGGCAGCCAATTCACTGCAATTATTTAAAGAGTGATATTCAAAACATTTTAACTCATTATAAGCATAATAAAATGGAAGTTTTTAGCTAAGAAAACCTAAATAAAATCAATGAAAAAAGAGACTCTTTTGAAGAAACTTGATAACCATTTTGATAAAATACAGGAGCAATTGGACGAGATTTCTACTCTGCTTGAAATAGACATGGATGACGACGAACTATCTGAGATGTCAGTTTGTTTTAGAGAACAAATAGAAACGTGTATAGCAGAGAACGAGGAATGTACTTATAACGATATTGTAGAGTATATTCGCGAAAATCTATAAATATATGAATGAAGGCGTTTAAGTCATTCTTCAAAGAGGTAAATCCTGAAATCGATTACGATCCAGAAGAGCTAAAAAAAGGTATTGAAGTAGAGTTAGAGCATACAAATTATAAAGCTATTGCTACTATAATAGCTAAACATCATTTAGCTGAAGATCCTGAATATTATATAAAGCTCGCAAATTGTGTAGAATCTAAGCCTAAGAGTGAAGACGCTGAGGATATTCACAAGCCTGTTAGACCGGGTATTCTCAAAAGACAGGTCTCGGGTAAAATGACCTGTTCTAAGGCTAAATCATTAAAATCTAAACAAAAAAGCAAAGGTAATAATACCGCTAAAGCTGCTCAACGATACCTTAATTATCACTGTTGATTTTAAATGAGCGCATTTTATACTAAAGATAGTATGAGTGGTGAATTCCTTTCAATAAATGAATTGCATCCTATGGATGTGTTTACTATCGGTGATGAAAAATTTCTTATAGTAAAGAATACGTGCAATACTGCAGCAAGTTATAAAGGCGAGTTTTACGATATAACAGGCTCAGGTATATTATCTTTTTACAATAATGATGGGCAGCAATGCTCTATAGTTTGTTTGACAGATCTATCTATGGTGCCTCCAGCTTCTCTTAAAAAATATAAAATTGTTTTAGCTGGAAAATTTACAGGTTTCAAATATAATAAGATTGAAACCGAACAAATAGATGAGTAATGTTTTAATTTTAGGAGCCGGGTATGTTGGAACTGAATTGTTTTGCCATTCAGCCAAAGAACATATTAATTATTATTTAAAGTCGAAAAAAGATCTAGACTATACCAATAATCTAGAACTTAGAAAATTTATCCTTAATCACGATATCAGCTATGTTGTTAACTGCTCTGGGTTTACAGGAAGACCTAATGTAGATGAAGGTGAGCTTAAAAAGAAAGAATGCTGGTATCTTAACGTTCTCCTACCTTTAAAAATTAGTAAAATTTGTAAAGATATTGGTATTGGATATATTCATATTTCGTCTGGCTGTATCTATACAGGTTATGATAAGGAATTTACAGAGCATGACGAGCCAAATTTCGGCTTATACGATCATTCATCTTTTTATTCTAAATCGAAGCATGCGTTTGAGACCTTAAACGATTACGGATGTACTATTCGAGTAAGAATGCCTTTCAGTGATGATTTAAATGAAAGGAGTTATATTACTAAGATTCTAAAATATGATAATCTAGTCAACTATAAAAACTCTAAAACGTATATTCCGGATTTGTGTAATTTCATTGAGTATATTATTACTAAGAATATTTCAACAAGTTCTATTGGCGTTATTAACTTTGTAAATCCTGAGGCTCAAGATGCAGAGTTTGTAACAGGAATTATGAAAGCTTATAATTTAGAAAATAAAAATTGGAAGTTCGTAGATATCGAGGGTATTAATATTACGGCACCAAGGTCGAATTGTGTATTATCTATAGATAAACTTAAAACATTATTTCCTGATTTTGAGATTCAAACCGAAGGATCAGCTATTGGTCAAGCATTAAGCAATATAAAGTAATATGAAAGGTATTATTTTGGCAGGAGGTAAAGGTACGAGACTTTCACCTACAACGAGAGCAGTATCAAAGCAACTACATTGTGTTTATAATAAACCAATGATTTACTACCCTCTTCAGACTCTGAAGGATATGGGCATTAGAGAGATCTTAATTATTACATCAGATGCACAGCAGTGTAGATTGTTCCAAGATCAATTAAAAGATGGTGCGCAGTATGGACTGAAGCTTGAATATGCTATTCAAGAAAGGCCTGGCGGATTGCCAGAAGCATTTATTATAGGTGAAGATTTTATAGGGAGGGATGATGTTACTTTAATTTTAGGCGATAATGTCTTTATCACTAATAAAGAGCTAAAAGCTGAACCTAATACTATTTTTACATATAAAGTAAAAGACCCGTCTGCTTATGGAGTTGCAGAATTAGACGATAAAAATAATTTGGTTAATATTATCGAAAAGCCGACAGAATTTGTAAGTGATAATGCTGTAGTTGGATTGTATGTATTCACTCATGCTGCTGTAGGACTAGCCAAATCACTTAAGCCGTCTAAGAGAGGAGAGCTTGAAATTGTTGACCTTATTAGTAAATTAAACGAGGAGGAAGGATTGTCAGTAGAGGAGCTAGATGGTTTCTGGTTCGACTGTGGTAATCATGACGACCTTCTTGAGTGTGCAAATTTAGTAAAAGCTATTGAGCACAGAACTAATAAGAAAGTTGGACTACATGAATAAAAATATATATTTAATTACAGGAGGTTGCGGGTTTATCGGTTCACATGTTATTGATGAGCTCTTGAAGGATAACAGTATTGAAAAAATTATTAATATTGACAAGCTAGGAGTAGGTTCAGATATAAATAACGTAGCAGCTGATGACCGCATAGTCAATTATTATGTAGATATTTGTAATGAAGAAATTTATAACATATTTAAAAAACACAAGCCAGGATATATTATTCACCTCGCTGCGGAATCTCATGTCGACCGGTCTATATCAGACCCTCTATCGTTTGTCCATTCTAATGTAATCGGCACTGGTAATATTCTTGAGAGCATGCGTAGTATAGTTCCAGAGGCTAGAATGGTTCATGTGTCTACAGATGAAGTATATGGTCATTTAGATTTTGATGATGAGCCTTTCTTTGAGACTACTCCTCTAGATCCACGCTCTCCATACTCTGCATCAAAGGCTGGTTCTGATGTTTTAGCTCTCTCGTACAAAAACACTTACAACATGGATATTACTGTTACTCGCTGCTGTAATAATTATGGTCCAAGACAGCATGATGAGAAACTAATACCTACTGTACTTCGTACTTTATTGAGCGGTAAAAAGGTACCAGTATACGGAAATGGTGAAAATATGCGCGAGTGGATTTACGTTACAGATCACGCGAAAGCGTTAATAGAGATTCTACATAAAGAAAATTCTAATCCTGTCTATAACATTTACGGCTATCGCCGCATTCAAAATATAAAGTTAATCAATGAGATTATAGTAGAGTTGATTAGTAGCGATAAAAAATATAGCAGAGGGTATGAGATAGAAGACTATGTAGAATTTGTAGCAGATAGACCTGGTCATGATTTGTGCTACAAGATGTCTACTATTTACGATGATATCACAACACTCAAACAGCAAGAGAAGTTTAATGCTGGATTAGCAAAAACTATATCTTATTATAAATTAAAGTATGAGAAAAAAGATTAGACAGCCTTTTAAATACGGTGTATACCTTATCGAATATCGAGAAGGTAAGGATGGTCTATTGAAAATTCTTAAAGAAAAACTAGATACTTTTGAAGAAGCGCAATTAGCACGCGAGAGATTATTACAAACGGGTTGCTCTGATCCGATTATACGAAAAGTGGGATGATTAAATTCAAACCAACGAACGGGATAGTTAAGACTACAAATCTTGACTATGATCTCATTTCGTTTATATTGAGTAGATTTATAAAATTGAAGAGAAAAGTTACTCTACGCATAGAGAGATCAAAAAGAAGCTATTCATATTACTACGATAAACGCAAAGTCATTTGCATTAACACCAATGAAGGAACTTCATTAAAATTTATTGTAAGCACACTTCTGCATGAAGTTAGACACTGCATGCAGCTTAGACAAGAATGTAATGACATTGATTTTAATTACACAAGCTACTGGAATTATTACAGCTCTCCTGAAGAAAA